GCTACTTCTTCTCCGGTCAATATTCTTACACCGTTGTCTAGCTCTTGTCTAGTTGTCGTTAAAGTCGCTTCCGCCTGTTCAATCGCTGGTTGGATTTTTTGCATGAAAGCATCTGCCTTGTCTGCTCCCATTTCGTCTCTGATTCTGTCTGCTAATTCTAGCATACCTTCTGTTTTCATTGTTGCTAGATCTTCCAAGTACCCTGTAACTTTGTCCATCATGTCCTTGGCCGCTAATATTAATTCTGATTGTTCTTCAACACCTTCTTTTACTTCTTCTTTAGTAACGATGTCGCCTATAATTTCTTTTTTCTCTTTGTCTTGTAAACCTGATACTTTTTGAATCTTGTCTACCATTTTTTGTGTTTTAGGATCAGTGTTCATTCCATACTCAGTAATGGCTTGATTCACTATGTCCAACATCATTTGATTTTTTTGGTAGTCTTCGTTCTTGAGTTCCTGTCCAAAATGTGTGTTTTGTGTGATGTTATGTATTTTTGTTCTAATGTGATTAGCAGTATCTTCTAATTCTTCTTTAGTATATTTGCTTACGTCGAGAGTTTGATTGAATCTTGATTCAAATTCTGATAGCAAACTTTCTGTTGTGACTGGTTTTGTAAGTTCTAAACTCTTCATACTGTGTTATTTATTATCTATGCACCGAACGTGTCATTGAAAATACTTTGTATATGGCCCTTACACTGGTCCGCTAGGCGGTTTGCGGAGTCCAGTCTGTCCCAATACACGTCTTCGGTTAGTTGATCTTTGTCCTTCTGTGCCTCCTTAATCATGCGTTTTGCACTCTGTATATCAAACAGTTGTGATGCAAATTTTGTGTCAAGATCCAACAAGTTGCTGGGCATAGGTTTGTTATCTGCTAGATGGTGTGCCACTAATATAGCAGTCTGTTTGAGATTAATTGCTTCGTGCAACACTTTTGCCTCCATCATGTCTGCTATCACATACACATACCTAGTGCCCGTCCACTTCTTGGGGACGATTGCTATGTTACCGATTAGGATGCCCTTGGAGAATTGTTTGGGTAAATGTCGGAACGGCCTACGTGCCTCTTCTTTCTTTGCGAGGTCGTGTAGTTTATTCTTGAGACCATAGGCCTCAATTTGTTTTACTAGTTCTGTATTACTTTTTGACATCACGCACTATCCTTATGCGTCTATTTAAAGCATATTGAGTGTCGGCGTCAAGTTTTTTACGTACGAAGATAGCCTTGTCCGCTAACTTCTTTGCTCTGTCCTGCTGTTCGGGTGGTAGTTGGCTACCCCTAAACGAATGTTTTGAGTGTTGTTCTATGAACTCCAAGTCAGTGGAGGACACATATACTTTCACTCTTGGTGCTATCTGTATGTACATATTGGATTGGTAAAAGTAATTATGATTAACCAGGCATCTTCATCAGGATAACAACCACTGTTGATAGTAATCCTGCGACCACTGTGCCTGCTGTCGCTATGATAGTTTTTGAAGAACTCTTTTGTCCAGCGATCATGTCCTCATTCATTTTGCCTAGTCTTAGTTCGATCGCTGATAGTCTATCGTGTAAGCCTTTGTATCTTTCTGAGCAAAGGTCCACGTGTGCTTCTAGGTTCTGTTTTTCTAATTCTGTTGTACTCATATAATTTCTTATCTCACTTTTGAGGTTTTGTACCTCCATTAATAGAGCCTGTAAATGAGCCTGAGTCATTGCCTAGTTGTGCCTTTGTTGTTTTAAAAAGTGCCTTAATCAAATATTATTTATTTGATATTCCGGCGTAGGAAAAGTACGTGTTTAAAGTCTCGAGATTTTGTGTGTCAAAAGTGCTTAACGGAAACGTCGCAGTTTCCTTACAAAAACTAACGATAGGCACGTGATGGAAATCACCCACTAGATTGGCAGTTGGATCTCGCTCGTCACCATACAGTCCGGGTTGTTCAGAGAAAAATGTGAAGTGCCACGTGGTGTGTTTGCCTTCATAGAACTTGCCAAACCCCATGTTGCCTAGTGTGTCATTAACTCGCATAGGTGGTTGATCCCATGTTACGTTTGCTCTCATCTGTAGCAGTTGCAACATTGTTGTAAAATTGCTGTTCTGGTTGCGGGCCATTGCCAGCGACTGCTTGTCATGGATCACTTCACCACTGATACCTTTGAAAGGAAATGCTCTTTTTAAATTGCCATTGTCGGTGATGTCAACGAGTGTGTGTACCCTGTACTCGTACATTACTTGGCCTTTGCGTAATACCAAACATCAGGTGCAAGATAGTCTTCCAACTTCTGTTTAAGTTCTGGACTGTCGTTGACCAACTGTTTGAATTTGGGTGTTATTGTTTCGTGTATCTTTTTTGTAGTTTTGTCTTTTTTGTAACGAGGACGGATCTTGTCTATTCCGTAAGGGCACTTAATACCGTATTGTTTTCCAAGTTCTTCCATCCTATCACTTAGGTTATTGTCTAGTTTCCATAAATGTTTTATCTCAGGCACCTGCTCTATAACGTCAGAGTACCTGAGTGTGTATCTGTCGAAGTGTGGGAACCATTCCATGATGTCATCGTGTTGCCACCATTCGTGAGTGCCCCAACAGGTGCTCCACTCTGTGATGCCGTCCCAGTATCTCTTTTCAGGTTCCTTCAATATTGCAAATATATCCTTGTCATATTTCATTACATCGTCTTTGGCAACTTCTTTAAATTCATTTAGATGGAATTCGTTCAGCCATGCCATCATACTGTTCATTGCTCCGCCTGTAAGCCAAAGCCATCCTACCTTCTTGTTGATGTCCATTATGACTGGATTCTTGAGTCGCATTCCATTCTGCGGAGATCTCATTATTTTTAGGATTGTTTGTAGACTCATATGTTATAATTTAGCCGTAAAAAAAGAGTGGGCCTTAAAATAAGACCCACCCTTATGGTAATAGTTAAAACTATTAACTTACTGCCGCCGCAGTTAAGATACCAAGTTTAGTTTCTGTAACTGTTGCACCACTTACTGTTGCAGACACTCTGCCACCACCGTGTGTAGCTCTGATTGCCGCTTGTAAAGCCGCGATAGATGTTGTAGATGAAATTGCATCTAAACAATCTGTTCTTGTACCGTAAGTTTTTTGTGTGTTTGAGTCAGTTAATGGACCTTCCATTAATACTGGCACACCATTGTCTTCGATTGTTGCTCTAGTTAACTCTAAACCAGCAGTTGAGTTAGACGCAGATAAATCTGAAGTCTCAGACGCCATTGAGTTGATAAAATCAACTGTGAAGAACGTCATATCTACTGAACCTACTTCGTAGTTTTCGTTTCTAGAGAAGTTTCCTTTTGCTATTGGCATTGTAATATCCTCCTATTTTTCTGATTTACAACACATTGACTCCGCTCCGGAATCAAGTTAAAAGTATTTAGTATCGGATTTGGTAAATTAACCGCTAATATTAGGTTTTTTGCCGTTTTATTAGCCTACAGGGTTAAATCTCTGCAAACAACTAGAACAGTCACAAGTATCACAGTTTTCACAGTTTTTACATTCTTTATCACAGTGTTTTTTACAAGCACATCTATGACATCTATTTTCTGGTTTAGCCATCAATCTCCTTGAACTTTCTCTGAATGTCAGTGTTTGGTAGTTTTGCTTTTAAATGTTGATTTATCTTGTCCAGCACCTGTTTCTTGCTCCTTGAATCAAGAGCCCTGAAGTTTGATACTGCTCTACGTAGATTTCTGTAGTTTGCATCGTGGATGTTCAATGATCTCTCAAGCATTGATAAGTTGGCATAGTGATCTTCAAAACTTCTTAGGTACCTACGCACTGCCATTACCGGCAATGGTTGTCTCTGCCTCATGGCCTGTGCTTGGTTCTTGTTCTTTAATTTCTTTGTTATCTCTGGATCACCACTCACTATGGCCAGCATGTTGGCAAGGTCATTGTATACCATCCTCACACGATCGAACGTGCCGTAGTGCATGGTCTGTTCTGCATATGATTTGGTAAAGTCCTTGTGGTCCTTAAGTTGGCTCATTACGGCGAGGGCTAGGAAACTAAGGTAAATTCTCTCTGTTACTTCTGGGAAAGTGAACCTTTGCAAGTCACTAAAACGCCTTATCACTTTGCCTTCGTATACATACTTTAGGAATGGTGCTAACATAACCATATTTATAGACGCTATGCAACGAAATTTTATATTAACTGACATCATGAAGACCGGATTTCACTTGGATTTAGAGGAATTTATATCAATGCATACAATGAAGGACCAGTCTTTTGAATGCACAGGCGAGTATTATACTTTGCACAACTATGATCTGGACTCATACGACAGAAGATTCGCTGTGATTGATTGTAGAATGGGCAATTGGTTAGTGAAAGACAATGCTGAATACAAACAAGAACTTCAAAGAAGAATTGATTTATTACGTAGCCAAGGTTTTGTTTTTATTAAGAGTAACCCATGGGAAAGCAGTTCTATACTAGAAGCAACTGATCCGCCACCACGTGTTGATATTGACCATGTAAAGTGGACAGGAGATTGTAGTTGGTTCTGGTGGTACATGTTTCGTAAACACAAAGAACAAAACTATGTCTTTAAACATGATAATAAAAAATTTGAATTCTTATACCTCAACAAGACTGCCAAACCACACAGGAAGTCCTTATATGATGCAATAGATGATCGTGTAAAACAATCCAGCCTGGTGTCTTTCTGGCCAAATGTTAAACTTCCCTCGCAATATGAAAACCATTATCCTTATCCAGAAAGGGGAATGGATCAAGACATCGTAGAGAGTCAGTATGAGGATAGCAAATATTCCTTATTATCCGAATCGTCTGTAGGACAAGACGAAGTTTTTATGACTGAAAGATTATGGAAGTCAATACTAGCAGAGCACGTGTTTGTGGTTCACGGCAATCCTTTGTATCTTCAAAAATTAAGAGAAATGGGTTTTAGAACCTTTAGCAAATACTTTGATGAGAGTTATGATCTTGAATACGATCAAAACAAACGTATACAAAAAATTAGTTCAACGTGTACACAACTGTTAGATTGCAATTGGCAAGATATCTATTTGCAGAGCCAAGCGTTGCGTAAACACAACAAAGATACTTTTTTCAATAAAGAGATGTTAGGAAAAGAAATTAATAAAACTCTAGAACTATTTCTTGAATTTGCTGACCGCAGTTAAATTCTTTCTCGAGAATCCCAATCTATCAACCAACTTCACAGCAGTGCCTGACTTGTCCACAGCAACGAATCCTTCTGGTTCTGTAACTTGTAATCCACCGTCCGTTTGTTGGAATGAACCTATTGCCTGTGCTTGGTTCATCTTGTTCAGCACAAAGGCTTTCATCTTCTGTACCTGTTTGTAGAACATCATCATTGCCATTAATGGAGTTTTAAGTTTGTTTAGGAACTGTGGCATCTGTTTTATCTTGTCCTGCCTTAGAGCCAAAGCCTTCTGTGCCTTGAGTCCTGCGGCCTGTTGCTTCATCCTATCGATATAGAACTGTTGGAAGCCTTTCACAAACTGTGTGCTGTTGCTTGGCAACTGTCCTTGTTTCACCATTGCATTTATATACATCTGGAAGTAAGGAACGAAGTCTTGGTTGGCACCAAAAAGGTTAGATAGGTTAGCCGGTACTTTGGACAACAACGATTCCAATTTGCTGATCTCATTTATAAACAATTTGGTTTCATCTTCTGTAAATTTTGCTGATCCAGATACATCCTTATATGTTGCATTATCAAAAAACACATCCGATGATTGTGCAAAAGATTCTACATCAGCACCTGCCTGTGCATTCATGTCTGCTAAAGACTCACCTGTATATGTAGTGTGAAATATAATACCTACTTTGGCCCTGTCTATCTTCTTACCAATGTCCTGTTGTTCAGGCACCGCATAAGTGATTGTGTTAGGTGTAAATGTAAGATGAGGTTTTCCGTCTATGTTCTTTCTTGTGATATCATCGTCAGTGAACAATAAGTCACCTTGGTACACACCTTGCATGTTTAGTTTTTTCAAATGTACAAGGCACTTCAATAACTTCTGTCCGAGTTCATCTGTGCCGTGATTGTTTGCTATATCTTTTTTAGTGTAGTTTATTTTTGGTGACTGTGCGAACACAGATTTTGTACCCACAAAGAACTTGCCGTTGTCTGGATTTGTTCCACACACCACAGCAGGGGCACCATCCCATTTGACAGAAACTTTAATTGCTTCTGAGCTCGTGCCCTTTAATGTTAATAGTAATCCTCTAAAATATTCGATAACAGCCTTACCACCTTCGTGTCCGTCAGTGAGTATGATATCTTCTATGTGTTCTAGGTGTGTCCTTTTAAACTCTGTTAGGACGTCTTCTATGAGCATGACTAGTCCTCTTGGTACTCGCCGTCTTTTATTTTAAGAACATTCTCTTTAACGTCTTTGTTTTCCTTGATTCTATTGACACCTTTAGAAAACTTAGATGCGTCCATATTTTTTATTGCAGAATGAAATTTTTTCTCTAGTTTGAATGCTGTTTCTTGATCAAAGTTCTCTCTGATGTAGTACATTAACCTAATTGCTGATTCTAATATGTGAGATGCTCTGCTTTCAACCACATCTTCTTTGTCCCTTTTTAAGGGCATTGAACTTAATTCTTCTAATAGACTGCGTGTATGTTTTTGCATATAGTGGTATTTACTATTAATTGTAACATATTAAAAGCAAAAGTCTACTGGGTAAGTTGCTTTTTATACACAAAATACTTACGTTGATTGGTATCATCACGTATATCTAGTATTTTTAAGTTGTACATCTCGGATAGTTCTATTATAAATGGCACGTTCCATGCAAAAAACTCAATCCAGTCTGCTTCTGGTTTGTCATGAGATAATCCAGGATTAACTCTAAAGAACATTATACCATTATTTGCGAGTAATTGCACACATCTGCCAACCTCAGCAATTATTTTTTCTTTGCTACCAAAATTTACTGAACCTAGGCAAAGTATTACATCAAAAAGTTTGTCCGTTTTGTATTCTAAAGTACCAACTTCTAGGTCTGCATTTTTATTGTAAGGATCGATACCAATTAGATTGTTTATTTTGCCTCTGAATTCATTGTATCCGCAACCTACATCAAGCACTGCCCTAGGCTTAAGATTGTTTACCTCATCAATTAACTGAACACCAGAATACTTCCACTTCTTCATATCGTTTTGCCAATACTTGGAGAAGTATTTGTGTAAACAGGCATCGTCTATTGCTTCTGAATATTGTTCTAATGTGTCACAGCGTTTGACTTCCACACCAAATGTTTCTTTAATAAAGGGTTGTGTTATTTTTGAGAGATCGTTTTGGCTGTGCCCTAATAATTTTGCAAAGATTTTTTTGTTCATTGTTTGTACAAGTAAACTTTGATGTCGTTTTGTTCGTAGTTATGTATCCTGCCTTTGGTGTCGGGAAAACTGATATTGAGTGCTCTACAAAGGTCCACGTTGTCTGCAGGACAAGTGACTCTGTCTTGACTGTTTTTGATAAACTGCATTATGTCTCTGTTTTCAGATTGTATATGATTCCACATTGTTTCTTGATCTTTGAAATAACTGTAATTTGGGTATGTAATATTAAACCCACCAGCATCTGTCCACCATCTGAGACATTCTATGTCATTACGATACACCATCACAATCGGATAGCCCAATGTGGAAAGTTCGTCTAGTTCGTGTGCAAATGTGTGTGACTTGATAATTCTTTTGCCCTTGCCTGAGAAAGGTAGATCCCAGTTGTCTCTGGTATTCCTAAACTCCATGCCTGGATCAAAGTATGATCCTATGTGTCTTACTGTGCCTTTGTTGTATGCCCTTTCACTGGTGCTATCAGATTGATCAATGTCAGGTGACCTATAAATGTTTTTGGCCACACTGCTCCATTTTGAACCTGGTGCACCAGTGAAAAGAATATACATTACTGAGTAAGTTCTTCTTTGTAGACTGTGTTATAACCTAACTGTTCGCTTTTAAAGTCAGCCAAAGTCTTTAGTGCTTTAGGTGTAATAAACGACTTCAGTGTTCTCACAGCGGCATCGCCGTCTGCACCTGTTCTCCACTCGTACTTGCCCACTTTCTTTTCGATAGCGGCAACTGACTCTGGATCGTTTATCATTTTGTTCAAGGCGGCAACAAGTTTGTCTTTGTTTGGATTACCTTTGTTTACCCAGAATGCTTTTTGAAGTGCATCTCTCCAACTTTTTACAAGTTTGTATGCATCATAGAAGTCACCACTTGGTGCCACTCCATATGTTGCTTCGTACAAAGCCTCGAATGTTGGTTCAGTAAAGTTAGGATCCTTTCCGTGCTGTCCTGTGCTCACGTCAAGTAGTCCATGATGGAACCATGTGTAAGCATCTCCCTTTTCAATTACAGGTATCACGTGTTTCTTGTATGCGGCAGGGTTCTCTCTGGTTGCGTTTAAGTCACCTCTGATGAAAGCAAGTCTTCTCTCAGACCCTTTCATTCCTTTTACCCATACAACTTTGTCCTCAAATGTTTTAATTGGATCACCATTTGGTCCTGTCAGCAACATAACAATAGCCATTACTTCTGGTGTCATACCAGATCCCGATGGAAACTGTATGGGACCGTTTTTGGTATCGGCTTTGTTCCTTGCACCT